GACATTATCAAATCAGGCATTGATTTAATTGATGACATGCACACCAGCAAAGAAGAAGAGATCGAAGCAAAGACTAAAGCAAAGATTGATCTAATTAACGCCTACGCTCCGTTTAAGGTTGCTCAGAGATACCTAGCATTAATGTTTACATTTACGTTTCTATCATGCTTTGTAATGGTTTTAGTTATGACGCTATCAGGTCAAGCTAATATTGACCAAGCTAGACAGGTTATAACTGAGTTTTACATAGGTGAGATCATGCTGGTTATTGTTGGGTTTTACTTCTCAGGCGGAATGATTGAAGGCGTTGTAAGGACTGTAAAGGATAAAAAATAACAATTATAACACCCACAAGCAAAATATGAAGAGGTAAGAATGAATATAAAAGGTTATGAGGGATTATATAATGTTACTCAAGAAGGGTTAATTATATCGGCAAAGACAGGGAAGCCAATGAAGTTCTTTTTTTCCAAAGGAAGGAAAAGGGAAGATAAGTATTTGCGAGTTGGCCTTACAAAAAATAAAAAACAAAGAAAGTTTTTTGTTCATAGGATTGTTGCTGAATGTTTTGTTGATAATCCAGATGGCAAGAAATTCGTAAATCATAAAGATGGCGACAAGACGAACAATAATTGCAACAACCTTGAGTGGGTTAGTCAGTCGGAAAATCAGATTCACGCATATAATGAAGGTCTACAGTCTCCAAACAACGGGGTCATTTTTAAAAACAATACGTCAGGTTATGTAGGAGTAACAAAATCAGGCAGGAAATGGAAAGCGCAGATAAGAATAAAAGGTGAACTGGAATATCTTGGTTTGCACTCTACGCCAGAGTTAGCGAGCGCAGCGTATCAAAAAAGATTAGAACAATTATTGAGGGTGGCATAGCTAAGTGGAAGTCTAAGTAATGGAAAACACCATAGGACTATCACTACTAGGTATTTTGTCCATCTGGCTATCAGTTGTTATACTACACGAAATCAACCAATCAGAAGAGGCTACAAAATGGCTGCTAAAAAAACACCAGCTAAGAAAAATCAATACACTTCAAAACCAAAACCCAGCAAGAATCGCAAGAAATGATTGATGCTATTCTATTTCTGATGTTCTTTATAGCTGCGGTTTATGCTGCGGCTATAGGGAAGAATGGATACACGGCATTTCTAATGTTTGTAGATTTCATTCTATCAGCAGTATTTCTATTCTTGTTCCCAGACCCGTGGTTCTTTGTGGCAATGGCCTCTAAAGCTTGGGTTGTCGTGGTACTTCTAGGGGTGATAAGCATCACTACTTATGAAAAGGCTGCACTATGCCTGATAATTCAGTTTGCTATTATGGTATTCTGTTTCTTGGTAGCATTTGAGGAGCTAATAGGGCGTATAAGCATTTATAACACCTATAGCTATTTTATGTTAATTGCTGACATTGGATTACTGCTAAGCGTGATTAGAGGAGCAGGCATTAATGGACGTAAGCAGAGAACTGCTCGCAATATGTCTAGCGATAATGTTCAGCGTGTCATTATCAACCGCCATCTGGATTATTAAGACGGTTATTAAACGAGAGTTAGAGCACTTTGATGATGAGTAGTAGTGAAGAGTTTAGAGCGTTAAAAGAAGCTAACGTAAGGATTGAGAACAGCATCTCAAAGTTAGCTGACGCTATGACTGAGTTGGTACGACAAACAACCAGATCAGAAGAGAAGCACGATCAAACAGAAAAGACCATGCAGCGCTTCGGAAGCAAGATCGACAAGCTAGAAGAGAACCAAAAGCGCTTAGAGCTTCGTATCACATCTAACTCTCACGTATTAAGCATTGGAACTAAGCTAGCATGGCTAGTAATCGGTTCTGGTGTGTCAGGTGCAATTGCTACCTTGTTTTACTTTATTAGGTAGTCTATTCTAAAACTGCTAACAGGAAATACCCGACTTAGATTAACCAGCCCTATAAGGTGGTGATCGAATCTCTCAGCTATGAGTAAATAGCAATCTCTCCATAACGCAATCATCCTTTATTTATGCCCCTCCCATCAGGGGCTTTTTTATTTGCATAAAAGCAAACCGTTTGCTAGTATTAATCATGTAAGGAGGATTTATGAAACTTAAAGAGCTTGAAGGTAAGACTGTTTGGTTGTATCCAACAGGGAATAACGCCCGTTTATACAGCGGTCAAAATATAGAAGAAAATGTAAGACGAGCAGCGATAGTAAAAGTTGCAAGGGTAAATGTAAGTATTATTTACGATTCATTTAGTAGAGAGCAAAAACTCAGGATTAGCAAGCACAGAGAAAATCACATAAGTAGTGATAATAATTCCGGATGGCTGGTTTTTGATAGTAAGAAATCAATCGATGATTACATTTCCTTGTGTGGTTTGGCAAGCATCTTATCAAGTAAGTTGCGTTACCAAGGGAATTACATTTCTTTAGGTTTGGATAACTGTAAGAAGATTGAGCAAATGCTAAAGGATTTAGATTTATGGTAGAAATGACAATCACGCAGTTAGTGAGAAAACCATCAGAACTAAAGAAGTTATTAGAAGATGGTAAGAAAGTTCGTATTTTATATAAGGAGCCAAAGCCTAACGGCGAGGTTCAATTGAGTGCAATTATTCAGAGGGAGAAGTAATATGAATATCAAGTTATTTGGTTTGCTATGGGATATAAAGCCTTTGTTGCGAGCGGCACGGTTATGTATTTTGCTTTCCTTGGTTTGTGCGTTTTTTTATTTTGCCTTTGAGGAAAACGTAGTTGGAGTAATACTAACAAGTTTATGCATGTTCTTTTGCGGGTATATTCTCAACACGATAGAAAGCAATTCAAATGAAACTAACCAATCCACCACCAACAACACATAAACCGCTGCTATCCCTAGTAGATAGATACAAGATAAGAAAGATGATTGAGAGGTTAGAGAATGACAACAAAAGCAGAATTACAAAAACAGATTAACGAGTTGCAAGCTAAGTTAGACGCATTACCGGACGACAAACCAACAGGTCGTTGGAAGCCTGAGGATGGTGAGGAATATTGGGTAAACGATTTTGGGTTGGCTGTATGTGGTATATGGAAGAATACTTGTGGTGACGATAAAGCCTACGCACTCGCCAACGTCTACCGCACTGAGGAAGAAGTACAAACCGCAATCGACCAACAACTGGCTACCGTGCGCGTTTTAGATCGAATCGCGGAACTGAACGCTGAACAAGGATGGGTGTGTGATTTGGATGATTACAGGCAGGATCGGTATACATTTTACTATAACCTTGAAGTTAAAGAACTGGACTCATTTGATGAAAATTCAGAACCTTCACATCCTCCACAGAGATACGGCTCAAAACAAACCATTGAAACAGTAATCAAGGAAATGGGATCTGATTGTTTGTTGATGCTTGGTGTATCGGGGGTGGCAGAATGAAGCATAAAAACAAAAACATAGAACTACCAGTATACCCAGAACAGAAGCCACCTAAGACGCTGTTCTTGATGATGGGTGTTATTATTGTAGGCATTGGGCTTACTATAGGGTGGTTTTGGTTATGAACAATGCGGATATATGGATACCAATCACGGCTGTGGCAATAGGCGTTGTATTTATTATCTGGTTTGATTGGTGTAAAAGTAATTCATGTATAGCGGGGTTGTAGTTATGACTATTCAAGTAGGCCATTGTGATGGTTGCGGATTATGGAGTAGCAGCCTGAAAGAGGGTTATTGTGTTGAATGCGTAAGGAAACAGAAAGATGCTACTAACAACAGTTGACGTTAAATGGTTATCCGGAGCACTAATGAAAGATAACGATCTAGCAAAGAGCTTTGAAGAACATCATCAATCAAAGACGCTAGAGCAACACAGGGAAGCTGAAAGACGGTTGTATTTGGCTTTAAAGGAAGTATTCGAGAAAGGGGGCTGATTAGCGTCCTTTTTCATGTGTGGTATAATGCTGTAAACAAATAGGAGAAATACCATGTTATTTGATACAACAACGACAGACATCAGCGTGCAGCCTGGTGAATATAGTGCTGTAACAAGTGTCACAACATCTGGAAGCGCTACATTATCATTCGTAGTTGATGAACTGCCAGCTCAAAATATTGAAAACGCAAGCTGGTCTGCGAATGCAAATAAAAAAATAACACTTCCAGACTGTTTGTTGACCGTCACGTTAACAGGTGATGCTAAATTCTCTTTGGTTCGGATTTAATATGAGTTTAATTAATCCGCTAGTAGAAAGTCTAACAAGCGAGCTAGTAAAGTCATTACTAAGCGGTTCGTTACTCGACATCACTGATGTTGTTGTGTTTGGTGCTTCGATAATGGAGCAGTCTTTCACTAACACATCGGATGCAGAATCTAAGTGGCTAGACAGTGGTGCTATTGTAGATGTGCATGAGAGGGCCACAAGTGGTGACGATACAAGTCAAATGCTAGCCAAGCTCCCTGCTATTATCACGGAATTTCAAGCCAATGCAGACAAGACACTGTTTGTTATCCATTGGGGCGGTAATGATGTTAGTAGAGATGGGCCTTACCCAGGTGGGGCGGCTACAATGGAATCTAACATGCGCTCAATGCTGAATGACATTAAGTCGGCAGGTTTTAAGATAATGATGAGTGACATATCTTATCGTATTCCACCTGCTTCTAACCCAGCTCAGCCTTACAATGACGCATTTATGTATCAATTACAGTCTGAGTATAACGATATTGACTGGTTCTTATATCAATTTGTATTTGATAATCAAGCAAACTTAGAGCCGGATGGAATTCACCCAGACCCCGTTCTTGAAAATTTAATCAGACAGTATCATGTGGATTCAGCAGCGCCTTTTATTATTAAAACAGCAGAAGATACAAACGTAGTTACTGACTTGGTTGTTGAGTTCGGCAACGAAACCTTAATGACTAGAGATTCAAGCTCAAACGCAATAAGCGACAACTTGACTATTACCGACCTCAGAAATTCCAACTATTCTAAGATTGTTGGATCTTCTTTGTCGTTGAGCGGTGCAACAGCTATAAACACAGCAGGAAGGGGGAATACGTCAGACCCCACAAATACTACAGTAAGCTTGTTTAATAACGATTGTTTAACAGATTCTATGTTCGCTAGTTCGGGCAATACTATGACGGTTGATCTTTCTGGTTTGCCCTTGGAAGATGCAGCCTTGTACACAGTAGGCATAACAGCAAGCCGAGCCGATACATCAGGCACAAAGGTGACAGACTACACAGTAGATGGATCAACTCTTTCTTTGGATGCTGAATTGACACCGCCAGGGCAAGTGTACTTTAACAGTGTCACGGGCGCTGCTCTCAAATCTAGCGGTGTACAAGCTACTGCTCAAGCGGGTAGCTCGTTTGGTTATATTTCAATACTACAAATCACAAAAGAGTGATTAGTAAATTTCTATGAATATAGATCGTTTAACATAAGGAGGATGGAGGCTTGCAGCATGGCTAAACTAACGACCAAGCAACAGATATTTGTATCGGCTTATTGCTCGAATGGCTTTAACGGAACAAAGGCAGCAATAGAGGCTGGGTATAGCGAACACACCGCAAGACAGGCCGCAACAGAAACCCTTTCAAAACCTTACATCATTGAAGAAATCGATAAGTACAAGGCTTCTATATCGGAAAAACATATGATTACAGTCGAATCCCTGATTGATGAGCTAGAAGAAGCTCGAAAAGTTGCGCTTGAAGCTGAAACGCCACAATCTAGCGCGGCCATTAGTGCGACAATGGGTAAGGCTAAATTGTGCGGGTTTGATAAGCAGATTATTGACCACCAATCTAGCGACAAGTCTATGAGTCCATCATTCGCTAACTTGTACGGAACGAAGCCGAATGGCGAGTCTTAATCCAAACCTAGCGGATTTTTGGTTTAAGGGTGGTATTCCTTCTGATGAGAACTTCCTAAAGGTAAGGCATCGCGTGCTATATGGTGGGCGTGCTTCTTCCAAGTCTTGGGAGTTTGCTGGTATGGCCGCTGGCATTGCTTCGCGGTATAAAACGCGCTTTCTTTGTGTGCGTAGATTTCAAAACAAGATTAAAGAGTCTGTTCACACACTTATCAGTGCTCAAATTAACAACTTCAAGCACCAAGGGTTTGACGTTCGAGCAACTGACATTCAGCACCAAAACGGATCTGAGTTTGTGTTTTACGGCATTGAGCGCAATGTTGACGAAATTAAGAGTTTCGAGGGTGCGGACGTTTTATGGATTGAAGAGGCGCACAACCTAACAGCCGACCAATGGAAGATTTTAAAACCAACAATCCGAAAGGAAGGCTCTGAAATCTGGATTAGCTTTAACCCGCGTTTGGTGACTGATTTTGTTTACCAGCGCTTTATTGTTAACCCACCAAAAGATTCCATAGTTCGCCTTATCAATTATCCTGATAATCCTTTTCTTTCTGATACAGCAAAGTCTGACATTGAAGAAATGAAGGCAGAGGACGAAGAAGAACACGATCATGTTTATTTAGGTGTCCCCAAAACCGATGACGAAACAGCGATTATTAAGCGCTCATGGATTGAAGCGGCTGTTGATGCTCATTTGAAACTTGACTTAGATTTGGGTGGAGCTAGGACGGTTGGTTACGATGTCGCGGATTCAGGCGAAGATAAAAACGCTGTTATCGTATCAAATGGCGCTATAGCTATTAGCGTCGATGAATGGAAAGCAGGGGAGGACGAGTTAACAGAGTCCACCAAACGCGCTTGGTCTTATGTGGCTAATGGCTCTTTGATCTATGATTCAATTGGTGTGGGTGCTCATGTTGGCTCTACGCTGAAAGAGATGGGCAAGAAAGACTATAAGAAGTTTAACGCAGGTGCTTCGGTCGTAAATCCGAAAGAGGAATACGCGCCAAACGTCAAAAACGGTGAGAAATTTGAAAATCTCAAGGCTCAAGCATGGCGTTCAGTAGCGGATAGATTCAGAAACACATACAATGCTATTAATAAAGGCCAAGTGCATGACGCTCAGGATTTGATTAGTATAGATTCCGATGGTATTGGTAAGCTATTGGAGCGGCTAAAAACAGAGCTATCTACTCCTAGAGTTAGGTACAGTAAGCGAGGGTTAGACATGGTAGAAACAAAAGACGAGCTTAAACGTCGTGAGATACCATCGCCAAACCTTGCTGATGCTTTTGTTATGGCTATGTGTCCGCATTTGGTTGAAACTGAAATTAGCAGAAATTTAGATATTAGAATGAGGTTCTAATGGGCTACAAACGAATCCCTGTGACAATTGTTAAGCATCCCGACTTTAAAGAGCGGGAGAAGCAGTTGATTACTATCAATGACGCATGTAGTCCGACTGGCGTGAAGGATGCAGGGCGAAAGTATTTACCAAATCCAGGTGATGCAAATAACCAGACAGACATAGAGAAGTACAACAACTACCACAATCGCGCAATGTACTACGGTTTTAGCGGTCAGACGGTTCGTGCAATGGCTGGTCTTGCGTTCATGAAAGGTGTGACAGTTGCCGATGTATCCACAGGGTTGGAGTACATCAACACTGATATTGACGGTGATAGGCTAGGGATCTCGCAGTCTATGAAAGCGTCTTTTACTTCCACCTATCGAGATGGCCGCGCAGGATTGTTAGTTGATTTCCCGCCAACTGACGGAACAATGACTCGCGCACAACAGGAAGCGGCAGGCGCTAAGTCGATCATCCGACGGTATGACGCCCTACAGATTGCAAACTGGCACACAACCAAAGTAGGCGCAAATGATGTGCTTTCATTGGTGTCACTGTTTGAAGTTTGTGACGAGCTTATGGAAGATGGAATCACTATTCAGCGAGTAGGTGTTGAGCGTAGATTGATTCTTGAGGACGTTGTTTACCGTGTTGAGATTTATCACGATGGTGCATTCGTTGAGAGCTACGAGCCAAGAATTAACGGGCAAACACTCGCTTATATCCCGTTCTTTTTTATTGGTGCTGAGAACAACGATAGCCGCTTTGATGATTCGCCGATGTATCCAATTTGCGAGCTTAATATTGGCCACTATCGCAACAGTGCAGATTATGAGGACAGTGTTTTCATGTTGCGCCCACAGCCTTGGGCGAGTGGATTAACACAAACATGGTATGACGAAAACCTCCAAGGCTTCCGATTTGGTTCTGGTTCGCTGTTCCCGCTCCCAGAGGGAGGAAGTTTCGGTATTGAGCAGCCATCGCCAAACGATCAAGCCTATGAAGCAATGCAGTATAAGCAAAAGTCTATGGTTGCGTTGGGCGCTAAACACTTAACTGGCGAGCTATCTTATAACACAGCAACAGAGGCGATGATCGGTGAAGCTGGTTCTAACTCAGTTGTGCAGACGGTTATGGATAATGTTGAGCAGGCTTACAATGATGCGCTGATGGTTGTCGCTGAATTTATGGGTGAGAGCATAGCACCCGTGGTTGTGATTAACACAG